CTGGTGCATTCAAGTCTGGGTTCTGTTTCAGTCTTGCAAGAAATTTTTGAGTAGGTCCGTAAGCAAGAGGAACTTTGATGACACTAAAGGTGGAGTCATTCTCATCTTTATGTTGAATTTGGATTCCATTGAATAAAGAACCAAATCCAATAATTACAGATCTAAAGATCTCATTGTAAAAATATTCAAACATTACTTTGAAGACATATACTTCTATTTATCAGGGCATACCAAATGGATTGGATGTTGAGAAATCTAAAATTGTTTTTGCTTCTGACTCAATGTTATCATTATCTGCAAATGGTGTGACTAAATCATCAGTATTTACAGAACCAATTACATACTTTGCTCCAGATGTACTACCGGTTATATATTCTTGTGGAACAAAATTACCACTTACAATACTGATCTCCATAATATTTGTAACACCATTCCATTCCTTGACCCTTGCAGTTGTACCAGATAGAGAACCGGTTACAATCTCATTAAATACGAACATTCCACCAACACTAATATCAGGATTATCGACAAACGGCGGATCAATAATTACGACTGGGTTGGTGTCATATCCAGAACCACCATCAATAACATAAATTGCTGTAACAATACCTGCACTAATTGTAGCAAGACCAACTGCATATCTAGATGGTGATGGGTAGAATGAATCGAATGTTGTAACAGAAGAATCCCAATAATAATTAGTATCACTGAATAGTGGATAGGTACCTGCGGTCAAACCAATAGAAACATTAGGTGGTTTGATATATCCAGAACCACCATCGGTAACTGTGATTTTACGAACAGAACCGTCTGTAGAAATACCAGTAGTTGCAGCTGCACCAACACCAGTATCTCCAGTTATTGATACCCAAGGTGCAACATTATATCCACAACCAGCATCTGTCATATGAATAGCAGAAATTCTACCACCTATACCATTGCAATTTGGATAGTTGTAAGATAGTGATGCAATACCTGTAGCAGTAATTCCTCCTGGAGGTGCTGAAGAGAAACCAACTTGAGGTTGTGTCACATAATCCTTACCCATATTGGTAATGGTTACCTGACTCACTGCACCTGCTGGACATACCTGTGCGGTTGCTGTTGCAGATCTACCAGCACCAATTAGTGTTAGTGTCTGAATGTAACCAATCTGTGCAATCTCATCATCAATATCTTCAATACCAGTATCAATAACTTCGTCTTCATAACGGAAGAGTTCACATCTTAACTCATAGACATATGTCTTCTTGAGTTGATAGAAGGGTTGTTCATGTTCTACAAACTTAATTTCAAATAACCTATCCCCAAGAGGGAAGTATATTAAGTCACCCTCTTTTGGTCGTGTCGAAAGTTCAATATCTGGAACATCTTTAATCAGTGGTGTAATATAATTCTCATATCTTTCTTTTGAAATGACAAGTTGTAAGTCATCTCTATTTTCAATACCAAATTTCGAGAGAATACTTCCCTGACCAGTATATCCTTCATAGTTATCTACATACGCTTCAATAGGATATGCATTAGTGAAGTCAGATTGAATAACTTCTTTGATAACAGTATTCGTTGTAACATACCTTCTGGGTAAGTAATAGACTTCTATTCCATACATCCTCAACTGTTCGTTGACAAGACTCTGGACTAGATTCTGCTCAGTTTTACTACCGTTCAGGAAAAATGGGTTGAGCATAATGTATTAGCCAATAAGATCTAAAGGTGGAAGTTCATATGTACTCATCATCTTCTCTTGGATCTTATCAAGATCTGCTTGACCGTCTTCATATATTTGTCTTCCATTAAATTCAATACCACCTGGAAGTTTCACACCCTGGAACTTAATCAAATTCTGACCCCACTGTTTTTTAACAAGGGCAGTTACATATGGTTTCAAGAACGAATCGTTCCAAATTCTCGAATACTCATTAGGGTCATTTGCTGCCCAACAATCAAGAACAAGAAACTCACCAACCTGTAACTCACTCCAATCAATATCCAAATACAACCTATCAGTTCTCTGATTAAATCTAATCTGTTTGTGAGTGTTTAGAATAAAGTTAACTGTCTCCAAATAACTCATCGTCATCGAGTACGATGTCAAATCATACCCCGAAGCACCCCATCCATTGAGACCAATAAAATCATTCAACATCATTTGATACTTGACATTGAACATTCCTTGTCCCATTCCACCACCAAACTGAAATGCTTTATTCACTCCAATGATTGAGGGTGGAAGTTGTATATAATTACTGTTTTGATAGTATGTAAATGTTGTTGCAGTTCCTACAATATTTGCAGTAGCTGATGTTGACGCAATACCAGTAGTTCCACTCTCGTTTTGAGGAGCACCAGGTGGTCTTGCTCTTCCCCTGTTAACATCGTCTTGAGTTATCTGATACTTCAAATATACCTGGGTAACACCATCAAAGTGTCTCTCATTGAAATATTGAATTGCATCATCAATAAGATCTTGAACCTGTTCGTCAGCAACATTGACCTCCAAAACAGGAGCACCAAGTTGTCTCAAAACATAATCGGTAAATTCTTGTCTGGTGGTAGGCTGAGCCATTTATATAAGAACTTCTATATTGACTATTTATAGTCTGGTCTTAACATCGATGTAATATCTGAAAGCAAATTCTTAATATCACTCATATCACCTTTTAGAGACAACACTTCACTCTGAAGAGAATCAATTCTTTGTCTCTCCTTAGTCATGTTATCCCTATTTTTTACATAAGCTTGGAACTCAAGGTTATTTTTATTAAGAATGGCTCCGGTTGAGGAGTCTCTAAAATAACCTTCCATTCCTTCTACTGGTATCAACTGTTTCATATCAAGCGAACGAAATTGCACGAAGGTTTCTTATCAGTGGAGCATTGGACTGATCAGTCGATGTACCCACTATCTTGATACGGAAAGAACCAAATGGTACTAAGTCATTTATTGTGAATTTATACTCCTTGTAGAGGTTCACAGACGGCTCTGGTTGATAGGAATCAATCTTAGGTACTTTTACATCAGATGTACCATTATTGTTTGAGATATCAATAATAGCACCATTACTTGCAACATTCGAATATCCTGGGAATGGGATAAAGACTGTCTCTTCCGGTTTAGTGTCTTGATTCACCGCATAGAACAATCTAATATCATTGTTATTAGAAATGTATGCATCCAATATAACTTGAAGAGAAGTTGCAGGATTCTCAAGAACAATATTCTTGGAAACATATACGAACGAGTTTGGGTCAGTCTCCGTACCATTGACTCTAAAGTCAGATGCATAATTAGTAACTGGTTTATTTACTCTATTTGAAGTAAAGACTACAGAAGCGTTATCCAGGTCAATTGCAGGACTCAATCTGTCATCAGTACTAAACATACTGAACAACATGGAGAATGATTTCTGACCAGGATATGTGTCACTATTCAAATATAGAGACTCATTCAGTGGTGATGCAATCATTCTCTGAGAGTTGAAGTAATTTTTACTGAAGATATTGATTTGTTCGTAACCCTCATCGACATATGACTGTTGATTTCCAGAAATACTTGATGCAGAGACTGTTCTTACTTGAGTGATAATATTAGTACCAGTTGGTGTGATTGTAGTCACTTTTGGTGTAATCAACGAGAAAGGTAGGTTATAGGAACCTGTGACATCTGGACCACCACCAACAGTTCTTTCATTGAAGTATAAAGGTGGGAAACCATCTGCATTACCAGGTGCTCTATTCACACCACCAACATTCATCTGAACTTTGATGTAATAGTAATCCAAACCAATAGGTGCCTCTACCAAATCACTTGCATTGACATTTGAAAGTAGATGTTGTCTATTAATTCTTCTCAGCGAAACACCATTCAATTGATACTTAGTAACAAGTTCTCCCATATCATGAGTTGCAATCGTCGTATTATCTACTCCTCTTACAATACCCGTCAATGTTCTACCATTAATACCATTGTAACTGATAATTTCATCTCCGATCTTAATGTAACCGGGGTTAGTAGCACCAACTCCAATATTTTCAAATGTAGTGAATTCACTTTCTCCACCATCAAGAACAATAAATGAAGTTGAATTGAACGAATATTCTTGAGCAAGACCGGTTGGTATAGTATCTGAAGCTACTTCGGCGAGATCAAGTCTATTTACATTCGAGTATAGACCATGATTTCTTTGGAACACCTTAATATAATCACCATTGGTTACGACGTTTATTGGAGAAACTGGAATTACATCTCCACCAACACTAGAATTAAGTTCTGTCGTAATACCACTATTGTTATCATAGTATAGTGGGTAACTTGCATTAGCGATAAAGTTGCCTTGAACATTATCCAATATCAAAGTGTTATTTCCAAGAATTGCATTAACAGAAAGTTGCATTCCAGAACCAAGATTAACACCACCCAAGTTGACTGGGGTTAATACGTCCCCAACAACATAACCAACACCACCATTGTTTATAGTTGCCGCAGTAGCAGAACCATCAGTAATAGTAATATTTGCAGTAGCATTCAATCCCTTACCGGTAATCGAAGTTAGTGCAACTCCAGTATAAGATTGACTACCACTTGCCGGTACATATCCACTACCAGTGTTTGTAAGTGAAAGACTTGATGTTGCAGATCCTGCAAATGCGACCAACGTACCAGTTGCGCCAATATTGAGTTGTTTAACAGTATTACCTACAGTTAGGTCAGTATCTTGAACTGTAGTTCCAAGACCAACCCTAATTTCTCTAGAATTCATAGAGAGACCAGTTGGATCAATCTGTGAAAGTGATGTGGGTAGATTTGGATTAAAGAACTGAACGTTACCAGATGGACTAAACGAAGCTCTAAACATCTCAAACTTAAGGTCTTCATACTGACTTGGAGTCCATACTGAAGCATTTTGAGATTTAAACAAAGAACCAAGAAGAGGTTGTTCTGTTACAAGAATCTGACCAGCCTCTTGGTCTACAGTTCTTACGTCAGCCTCACCTAATCTACTAATCCATACTCTCCACTCAACCGAGTGTGACAGTAGAACCATAGCGTATTCAGTTCCACCGTTTAGGTATACTGGAGATGGTAATGTAATAGTATATGGAACAGAACCATCATCACTGACTGTTACGTCTGCAGGTTCAATATCAACTTCAGAGAAAGCAAGAACAGTCTCTGTTGGTGTTCCAAGTTTACATTCTCTCAACTGGAAAGTTGCTGGAGTGTTTGCATCTTTTGACTGGAAGAATACATTGACTTTGGTGATAAAAATTCCAGTCTCATCATCAACACGGAATGTTTGTGCGAGAGGGTCTCGTGCATTATTTTGCGGCCGAGGTGGTGGAGTTGGTCTTCGTATAACATTGGTAATAAAATTTTGCCCGATATTAGATGTGAAATTATTACCAAGACTTCTCGATTGACTGGAGTCTACAGTTTCAACAGTAGTATTTCTCAAAGAGAGTGTTGATTCTTGAGTAGTATCTACATTACCCTGTGAATAGAATGTTCCCTCTCCTGCAGTGGTTGTTGCCCCTTCAATTTGACTGTTAATCTTACTACTGGTAAGTCTAAATCTTGACCTACCAGTTTCAAACGTTGGGTTGGCATTATTTGCACCATCAGGTACTCTGAATGATGCCTGTAGAGTACCAACAGTATCACTGATAAGTCTTACGTTAGTGATTTTTGCTTGAGCACCACTAGTCCTACCCGTCAGAATCATTCCCTTTGTGATGTAACCACTAAACTGTGGAAAATCTTCAGAAGAAAGACTGAATGTGTCTACGTTTACAGTACTAGACGATTCTGAATAAACAGAATTGACAGAAACGTTTCTATCATATGGACTTTGATCATATAGATCTGTTGGATTATTATATGGACCGTACTTATGGTCAGACTTTGCAACTCTAAAGTCGATACGTGGAACAGAACTAGAATTATTTCTTCTAGAACCACCGTCATTCAATCTACCATTAACAGTTTCACCGATAACGAATGCACCATGAGTCATTTCAATTTCAATCAACTTAGGTACAACAAACTTGTTGACATCTACTTGATCAAAGAATGAATAAAGTCTAGTGTAAGGTCTGAATTTTGTTGCAGTAACTTCAATATTTCGAGATCTCATGAAGTGAATGATATCTCTTCTTACAACTCTATCTCCAAGAGATTCTGTCTCAATTACTTCATTAACTGTTAATTGTGTTCCAGATCTTTGTTGATCCTGTGTAATTCCACCCCTTGCAGAAATATTATTGACAATTGCATCACTTGCATCAATGATCTGGTCAACCCCAACATCTCTTCCACGAAGAAGATTGTCTACAAGACCATTTGATATTACATCAGATGCACCTTGAAGGAATTGTTGAACATTTGACAATGACATGTCTATATTGACACCAACAGTTTCCCATGAATTCCAAAGAACAGGACTTACACCAGTTCTTGAACCATCAGCATTGGTTGTGACTTCTGCGCTAAGAGATTCTGCAATACCTTGGAAAGAACCTTCCATCATTACATTATTAATCTCAAGTCTATTGACATCAATCCAAACATCAACATCTGGAGTCAACTCAATGGTGCCTTGCCAGAACTGAATTAGGAAAGGAGTGACACTTTCAATTCTTGTTGCATATGGTTGTGTCAACCAAGATTGATCAGTATAGTCAAGAGTAATAATTCTTCCTGTTTGTTTGATACCATTACCAAAAATCTCTGCAAATTGGGAATCTTGGTTTGCGTCAGAAGTTGCCCCAATTCCAGGAATTGCAGTTGTTCCTAGCTGAAGATTAATTGCAGTAGTGTAATGGGAGGGTCTTAGAATACCTTTCTTAGTATCAATACTATTCTTGATACCAATCGTAGAATCTTGTGGTTCAAGAGAAGAGAAGTTATCTACAAAAATACCAGACTTAAACTTATTATTACCATTTACATCTTCTACAAACAAATTGAGAGTATTTGTCTCAATCTGACTCAAGGAAGTGTAGTACTCAAGATTTTTAATTCTCTGTTCAAGTTTAGCGATATCAGTCATCTGATATCTCTTATGCTCTACAAAATTAATTTTTGCATCAGATGTATTGTATAAGTATGCGGGTAGGAAAACATTCGCAATATTCATTGCTCCACTGATACTATCAGGAAGTCTTGGTTGGTCCTGAGGAGTACCTTGAATTACACTTATAGAACCAGATTTATCAATATAAACCCTATCTGCTCTCGGAAGATAATATTCATAACCAAGAGTCATTACTTCATCAGAAGCGATAATATGGGTAGAACTGTGTTGATTCCCATCAACATCATCTGCAAAGTTTCTACCATCAAATTCTAGTGGTGATCTTGCACCAGCAACAACAGTATAATCAGTTACTCTAGGTCTTGCATCAATAATATCAGAATTTCTATGTCCATTTACTGTGGACAATTTTGCATAATCAAAATTATTATACGAGTTTACTGTGGTGATATCACCTTGGTCCGCAGGATCATAATGGGCATTTTGATAGTAAACTCTCAGTCTTCTAGAAGGAATTCCTGCAGAACCCTTTCTGATAATTCTTGAATAATCATAATATCCACCTTTCTGTCCATTAGAGAACTTGAAATCTTTGGTAATATTTTTGGAACCCAATTTTACAGTATTTGCAATACCATTGGTTGAAGATAGATTACCCGATACAACTTCTCCATTTTGGAAAGTTGAACTATTTAAGTAGATAAAATATACTTTAGTATCTGTAAATTTCTCAATATATATTGCCTTAGCACCACTAGTTTGACCAGTCAGAGTCTCGCCGATAAACAAATCATTAGTTGTACCACTAACACCATTCATTTGAGATAGTGTCATATATGGGGCAGTAGGATCTCCTACATCATCAGACTGAAATACACCATAAATCTTAGTCACATCTGGGATATTCAGACAAATAACTTCGTCTTGTACTCTTGTTCCGAATGGATAATCTCCTGCAACCAATCCATCATCTAGAGTTGTAGAACCAATACCAGATGCAGATGAACTTGACTTGTCAATAATAAGACTGTTAGAGACAGAATTTAGTTTAGTTTTAGATGTAACATTACTTTTTTTAATTGTAGTAATGAGTTGAGTGTTAACATCGTTTGCACCCAGACCAGTAATTTGAACTGATGCAAATCCATTAGTAAATACAAATCTATCTTGGGTGAGAACTTCCGTCTGACCATTTGACCTGATTAAAGTATATCTTTCTTCGTCAAAGGGTAAGAATACTTCGTTATCTCCTGCATTGATAACCGCAGTAGAGTTAGATGTGATATTTGTATTATACTGTCTTCTGATGATAATATCAGAATTAATTAAATCTACAGATGCGACATTACTCTTGGGGAATGCACTATACAGTGATTCGTTATCGGTAATATTACCAGAACCGGCGTTTCTTTGGGCTCTAGTACTAATTATTTGTACATTAGAAATAGCTTCACTACTTCCTGTAGGAAGATTACCATCACAAATACCGGGAACTGTTGTTACACCCTCGACTGTAATATTGGTTCTACCAACTCCAGTCACTCTTGTAAATGTTACGGTATCCAGATTAGTTCTAGAGAATCTTACGAGGTTACCAACAGTGACAATACCAACAAAAGAGAAACCAGGATCTACTGGAATTGAAATTCTTGAAGAATTACCAACTTCTGGTGAACATGTTGCATTACCGATATCATAAACTGGGGTCTGAATAATATCCGCAGTAAATGTATTACCAGTTCCTACAATACCAAATACTGATTTAGTATCTGACAGTGAGAAGTTAGTTGACTCAGTAACAAATCTTGCATTCTCAAGAACACCATTGAATAGAAGTCTTTCACCTTTAAAGAAATCACCCTCAACACTGTATGCAGTAATTGCTGTTCCTGCATTTACAGAATACTTAAGGAACCCAGTTGCACCACTTGACTCACCTTTCACATAGGAAGATGTGTTAAGTGTTACTGGCTCATTGAGTGTGATATCAGTGTATGTCTGAACATCAAAAAGTGATAGATCCCAAACATTTAAGTCTGGGAAATTTGTGTCGTAAGAACCAGACTCAAGTGCAAAGTCATAGATTCTTGCAATACCAATTTCTTTACCTGGTGCAGTTTCTTGATTTGAACCAACTCTTCTACTTCTAAGACTCAGAGTATTTGTGGTATTAATACCAATAGTCGGAGATCCAAAGACTCTATTAAGTGCTATAGTTGGACCGAAACCAAAATTAAGACCTTGATTCTTTAATTGCTTAGTTGCTCTTGGTTTTGGAAAATCAATTAGAGAAGGTACGATAGTTTCTACTTCATAACCTTTGACATATGCCTTACCAGGAGAAATTTTATAGACTCCGATATTGTCATCAGGTGTATTTCCAGACTCGGTAGTTTGGCCGGGATTATATATTCCTCGGTTTCCTTCTTCATTGTTCAGACTGTTTTTTACAGTAGTAACAAATTCTTTTACATAATAATGACCAGATTCATCAAAAGTTCTTTTTGCAAACTCATCACCTAGAAAATTATATTCAGTATCTCTATTGATTAGTCTTAGAGTACCATTACTGACTTCTGAAAGTTGAACAAAGTTACTTTCATCAAAATTGTCGAGAGGCTTTTTAGCCAATACTGCGGTTATCTTAAGTCTATCTGCACCAGGTGCAGTATAGTTATTAAATCCTTGTGCATTATCATTCAGTAATGGGTCAACATCGGAAGAAATAATCTCCTCAACAACATCAAGACCAACTCTATAAGATGGAGTATTACTATACTGATCAAGAATTAGAGTCTGAGTTGCAACATCAACAAAATAACCTCTCAGGAAATAAATTCCTTGTGAAAGGTTAAAGGACGAACCGATAACAGGAGCATTCTGGGGGATTGTAGAACAGAATCCTTCACCAGATGCAATGAAAGTCGATGCGTAATTAATATTTGTACTTGTGGTTAAAACTTCTCCACTGATAAAAGTACTTACATCTTCCTCAGAAGATGAGTTTTCGTAGTTAACATATAAGGTATAAGTTCCTCTATCTGATTCATCCTCAGTGATATACGTTACAACACGTGCAGTTACATTTGACGATTGTCCAGTAATAATCGTCCCAACTATCTGATCAAGATATACACTTACAGGTATACCAAGAAACTCAGGTTCAATCTGAATTCCATAAAAGTCTTTGACATAAGTCAAATCACCAGGAATAACCTTAGCACCTTCTTTGAAGAAATGGTTACCCATGTCTTCGACTTGATTCTGAAGAATTGACTGCAGACCAGTTAATTCTCTAGCCTGAACTGGATAGCCAGGTTTGAAAAGAATCTTATAATAATTTTGTTTAGGATCAAAATCGTCAAAATATGGAGCGACGTTTAGATTAGTTTCCTGTGGCATATCTCTTAGAATTGCAAGATAACTTTAACATCTTCTTTCTGAGAAGAGGATCGGGTAACAGAAGGTCTATTATCAACATAAACGATATCACCAGAATATTTTTGAGATTCTGGATTTGATACTCCTTTTGCGAATTCCTGACCCAAGTAGTATGTCCTACTATTTATTGCCGTTGAAACACCTGTAAAGTTCACATCAATATTTAAAGTATTACCCGAAGTAGGAACAATGCTAATGGTACCACCGTTAGTAGGAGATGCGGTAAATTCTAGTTGATTGAATCCATATACAGGAACAGTATTTTTTGTTCCATCACTATTAAAACCTGCAGTTCGTCTGTCTTGCCAATACTTCAGAACACCAGTCTGATTGTCATAAGAAATAACTTTTCCTACAGCAGTAGAACCAAGACCAACTGTTTGGGTTACAAACGAGTCTGCAGTAAATACTGCTTCACTGTAACCAGTGCCTACCAATTTAAGTGCATACAAAGCACTTGCTTTATCTTTGGTAAGAAATGACGAAGAATTGTAGTTTGTTGGATTTTTTACAA